TTCCTTCTTTTCTGTAAACTGTAATAACTACTGCAGGATCCTCTGGAGTGCCAGAAATTGTTACAGAAGAGTTAGGTACATTAATTTTACCATTGTTTACTACTCTTGTTATTTTTCCACGAGCGGTACCACCTGATGATCCCCATTGTACAAAATCTCCAACAGAGAATGAGCCCTTGTGCATTTCTTTGTCTTTCTTTTTTTTGGTCTCAAGATCAGACTTAAATTTTTTCTTTTGATCTGGATACTTATTTGCAGTTTCTTCATTTGTTACAACATTTTGTGCCTTTTCAATCATGGCAAATACTGCCTTGGCTACATTTTCTTGTGTAACTTCATCAATCCATCCAATTGACTTTAGGTCATCTCCACAGTTTGCACATGAATGTGCTTCATTTTCATCTGTGTATGCAAGTTCGTCATTTTCACACCAAAAAACATTTTGAATGTTTGACTTGTTAAAAATACCATCTGCAATAGATCCACCCTGTAGATCTTTTTGAATAGAAAAAATGTTTGCAAGTTGATTTGCAGGAGAATCAACAAGGGAAAGCTCTACTAGGTCATAGTCTTTAATAATTCTAACGGTAGATTTTGATTCTGCATCTAGTACTGGTTCTGAATCTTTTACGTTACCGCCAATTGAAAATCCAGTAAGTGTACCGTCTAAAACCATTTCCCAGATATCTGTAGCACCCTTTGAAATATAGGCATCAACATAGACACCATTATATTGTTTATTTGTACCTGCATCAAAAAAGGACTCAGTTCTAAAGTTAACAACTTTACCTGCAGGAATTGGCTGGTGCATTAAACGCACATTGCCTCTAAAGTTTTCAAATGCTTTTTGGGATGCTTCAGCGGTTACTCTATCACCCTGACGGTCAATATTATCAAGGGTTGCGAAACCAGAAACTATTCTCTTTTCTACGTCCACCTTAGAGATGGGCATGGTCAAAGTTACCTGTTGACCGTTGGTAGTAAGAGATGCCTTTTGTAAATCTACCATAACATTTTAATTATATAACACTTTTGTTACTATAGTGTTATGATTGTTGTCTTCCCTCACCCTGTGCCACCCTAGCACCAGTTCCAGTGTCTGCAGTATTTGCTTCTCTTTGTTGATCTCTATTTCTATTTCCAGATGCTTGAGTTGCTTGTTCTGCACGACCTTGAGCCGTTAATTGAACAGGAACATCTCCATTTGGAAGAGCTGTCATGCCTTTTCTGGACCTAACTTCATTAGGAAGAATTACTTGCATTCTAAGGTATCTTTCATCAATCTTTGACTGAGTATCTTCGTCTGTAAGGGTAAGTTCATTAAATTTAAGTCTAAACATATCTGTTTTTTCAGCAATAATTCTATTCATGCTTTTTTCTAGTGCATCTTGTTCTGGACGGCAAACTTGATCCTTAAATGTTCTATCTGCCTCACGAGCATTTGCAAGAGAAATGTTTTCAGCAGCCCCAACCTTTGAAATAGGAACACGATGTGCCATTAAAACTTCACTAAGGTTTGATCTACGATACTTATCAAAAGAACCTTCTTGAACTCCTGCTTCAACAGCTTCCATTTTAACGTCAATCTTTTGACCATCTTGATCTCCAGGAATTGGAATAACTAATGTTCTATGGCTTTGACCACGAAGATTATTTTGGAAAAATTCAAACAGTTTTGTTTCTGCATCTTTAGAAAGCTTAGCTCCCTTTACCCAAAATATGTATCTTGGAGTTGCTTTGTTTTCAAAATATTCAAGATTGAATCTGGAAGCAAACTCTGTACCTGCCATAGCATTTTTTGCTGCAACAATTGCAGGAATTCCATAATAAGTATTCATAGGGGTGTATCCCTTAAGATGAATGATTTCATTTGGTCTTGCATCTACACCAAATGGATTTGCTTGCTCTGTATCCTGAAAATTTCTAAAAAATATAGCCTTTCCTTGAACAATTTGAACAAAGCCATCACGAAGTCTGCGAACTCGTATTGTAGAAGAAGGAATATGACCAATGTATCCAATTTCTCCAGTTACTTTACGACCAATTTCAAGGTATCCGTTTCCAGTTGCTTCTTTGTCAATGTAAGCCTTGATTAATGTAGAGGTAAACGTGTCCTCATCGTTTCTTGACTCTAACCACTCTTGGATTTCTTGTTTTGCTAAATCAATTCTTCTACGTCTTTTTGAAAGCAATGTTGGATCATCTACATCTTCTAACATTTGTAAAACTTTTAGGGTTGGATCTAGGTTATATCCAAGACCAACTATATTTGCCACTTTTGCATTAATTGCAGCAAAATTTGCTGCAGAAACTTCATAAAGTTTTGCAAGTGAATAAAGATTATAATTTGGCTCAACTACATCAAATAGACCGTATCCGTACTTGTCTGGAATTATTTGTTTGGAATTTGAATTATCTCCAGAAAGAGAGTTTTGATCTGCTTTTTCAATTTTTCTTTTTGCATTTCTTTTAAAATTTGTGTGCAAACCACTAATACTTTTAAGTAGTTCATCTGAGCTTAAGTTAAACTCATCAGAGGAATTTCCTGAAATACTTTCAGATTTAGTTGTGTCCATAGACACACCACTAATATTAACTTCTTCCATTTTTTTGGAATACCTCTCTCCAGTTGTCCGTATCTCCATAAGGAGTCAGACCTTCAGCCATTCTTTGAATATCTTCTCTTGCCTGATCATCTGTTGACCTACCTACACCTGCCATAAATTCTGGTGTTCCATCTGGTTGACCATAATATGCTGCTGCTTCTGCTAAAGATTTCATTTTTAAGATATCAAACTTTACGGATGGTACGTTCAGAGTATTACCATCATCGTCCTGAAACAGGTTTCCATTGGGCAGCTTCCAGACATAAATACCATATTCTGCATTGCTCTCTACAGGAACAACCTTCTGTTTTCTTTGTGACATACCACTATGATACCATTTTTTGCGTTATTTGTAAACTAACTTACAGTAAATGTTCTCATTACTTGGAATCCAATTTTATCATAATGTCCAATTTTTCTCTGGACTACAGAATTAATGTAAGTGTTACTGCTGGTTTTAATAAAATAATAATTCTTATTAATAAAACCATTTTTAACAAAAACTAAATGATTGTTTGTTGGATTTGTTTGCTTTGTTAAAGAAAGGGAAGTGCTGGTTTTAGCAGATACTAGATATATTCCATTTTGTGACAAGGTTGTTTGATTTTTTAATAAGATTAGGTCATTTAAATCTGGTTCAATATTGTCAACCTTTTGATTATCTCTATTTGACCCAAAAGTATATACAAAATTTGGAGATGTTCCAGTAAGAACCCAGTTTCCACTATCTGATGTTGACGCTAATCTTGGACACAGGCTAAATGCGTGAAATCCAGACTGACCAACAAGTGGCTGGAATGTAGTTTGTCCGTTTGAAAGCTCAGAGTCTAGGGCAAGTATTGAAGATTTAAAAGGGTTTCCTGGGTCTTCTGACACTGTTCCAACAAATGGCTCTGGGTGACCATCTACTACTTTTGTTGGAACCGTTCCAAAATATTCTTTATAAATATTTCCAATATCTGTTGAAGTTATATTTTTTGTAAATACAGAAATATTATCTGCTATCCAATTAGAAGAAGAGTTTAATCCTATTTTTAAATCAGCTGGGACACTTACTCCAGAAGTAAACCTAATTGCATATAGGTTCCAGGCATTTTTATTATATGTTTCTGATGAATTATACCTTATTCCATTTATATAAAGCTCTGTTCCAGATGGTTCTGGTGTAGCCCAAGAGACATCTATTCCACCAAGATTTGCTAAAGCCATTCCAGATGCAGATCCTGATTTAAGAATTCCAGTAAATATTACACAATATATTTTTTGGTCAGACCCTATTGACGATGTATTAACTGGTACATGTATGTAAGGTTTTGTGGAACCAAATGCCCCCAAGTTAAATCCAGTATTAAATGATCTGTATAAATCTGTGGTTTGGTCAATGTCTGGCAAAGATTTAAACGGATAGTTTATTGAGCTTGAGTCTACGTTAGAATAATACCTCAAATTGCTTCCACTATTATCAGAATTAACATCTATGTATGATTTTGAAGAATCTGTTAAAACTGGATAAGATGTTATTGATAAATAGTCTAATATTCCTGGAGTAACATCTGAGTCTGTTGAAAATAGCTCTCCTACAATTTTATATTGAGTATCTGCAACTGGGGGAATACTAGAGGAAACAACTGGTAGGTTTAATGTTCTTATGTCTTGGTCAGAGGCAATAACCGTTTCTGTTCCCCCAGTAATTTTTATAAAATTGTATTTTATTTTCGTTGCTTGAGACCCAACTACAACTTTTGCTCCTAATTGTACTTGATCAATATTTTTAGAAAAATCCAATGTTTTTAAAAGATTAGCCAAAGAAATTGTAAGCTCAAATGATCCTTTTGTAGCAACTGAAATTTTCTTAAGTGAAGAATTTGCATACATTTGATATAGCGATACACCAGACTTAAGAGTTGGATAATTTGACCAAGAGGTTGTTTTTGATAGAGTGTCATATATGTCTACCTGCAAAAGTTTTCCATCAAATCTGTTTACATTAGCGACAGAAACAGTTTGGTCAATGGTTTCTAAGAAAAAATCAGGTGAGGATCCAAATCTTAAATAAGCATTTTGCATTGGGAATATATTAAATGCTGGAAAAGATATTTCTGCAGACCCATTTAAATCATCCCTTATTGATGCATATACTACTCCAGATAACAAATAGTATGAAATAAAGAACTTAGTTGATGAGGAGTTTATGGTGTAAGATAAAACTTCAACACCTGAGACAGTTAAGGTAACCTCTTTGTTTTCTATCTTAAATGATAGGTAAACGCTTGGATTTGACAAAGAGCTTACATGAAGTAAAGACTGAACATTGGTTTGATGTGTGCCATCAATTTCAAATTTTGCCTCTACTTTTTTTGTGTTTCCCTCAGTTATTGATTCGTAATTACTTATTTCTAAATAAGAAAAACATTCTTCTGGAAAAACTATGGAGTCGTTTTGTATCATGTCCTTAAATGTTTTTTCATTATTAATTGGATCTTTAATCACAAGCCTTGGTTTAGGAAATTTTACTGTTGATAGGTTGTCGTTGGTTGCTATTAAATTATTTAGTATAACATTGCTTGTCCAACTTGTATTGTTTAAATAATTTATTTGTTTTTGTGGTAAAGTTCTTTGCATGTTTGAACCATAGACAACTCCGCCTAAAGCACTAAAAATTTCTCTTGGAACATCTTTTCCAACGCCATAAACATAATGCCTCTTTAATGTTGATGGTGAAAGCACTTGATTGTAAATAGCAACCGTATCATAGTTAACGTTTAAAAAATATTCTGAAGATGCTGATATTTTTGCTGGAAATCTAAACTCAATGTTTCTTGATTCATAAGTTGTAAACGGATCGGAGTCAATAAAGGCTTCTGATCCTGCCTCTCCATTAACAAATATTTGAATAGAGTTTTGATTATATACAAGAGCTATGTGAAGTGGGGAATTAAAATTTGAAACATGAATACATGATTCATATACCTGTTTTCCAGTGTCCCCCAATTTAAATACTAAATAATCTAGGTCTCTAATATATAAACCAGTATTAGTATTTCCAGAAAAAGTAACAATTTCAGATTCCCCAATTTTTGAAGTAATTGAGGATGCCAGAGCAGTTGCGTCAATTTCTAAATTCATCCAAAATTCTAAAGAAAACTGTCTAGCCCTTGTTCTGGAAGAAAATATGTCTTGAGACGGAACGGTAAATAAAATGTTGTCTGCTGCATAGTTGATTCCTGAATCGCTCCAAGGACCTAAATTTTGAACAGAAAAAGATCCAGCATAAGTAATTGGAACAGATGACATAAACACTTTAGATGTATTATATGCTCCATTTTTACTAGAATCGTTAGTAAATGTGTCACAAAACACAGCGGTTGCTCCGTTTGGCTCTTCTAGAGACCAAACACATAATGGTGCGTCTTTAAATATAAGAGAAGAATAGGACATGGTACCTCTTATACATTATACCGCTTTAGCGGTACCAAAATCACTTATTTCACAAGCCCCTGCTACACAAGCAAGATCTTGTACAGAAGTTGTTCCATCAAAAGTTTCATAAATCTCTAGCCATTTCCA